TATCGAAAGAGGACGGAAAGACGGGAGATGGCACAAATCCCGCCTGTTTGATACTCGATAGAGATTTGTCGAGTATAAATCGGGGTGTATCGGTGAAGGCTAAGGGCAAAAACCTATGCTAATACCGAGAGTGCAGAAATCAACTGCATTTGTAACGACTAGCAAGTGAGCGTTAAGAGAGCAATAATCTTGCCATGAGCCCCCGACACATTAGAGCATCCGACAAGGGTGCTTTTTTAATGTGAAAATATAGTCTGAACTTATAGGAAACTATAAGAATTATCGGATAAAGAGCCGATAAGATAACAAATTGGAATACCACCAACACCCAACAACTGATTTTTACGACTTGGGGCTTGGCTCAAACACTAAAGAGCCAATGTTGACAATAATCACCACAGCTGGAAAGGATTTAACATACCCTTGCTATACACAAGAATATGATTACTGCTCAAAGGTTTTAGATCCCGATGTTGATGTCAAGAACGACGAATACTTTATTGATATTTGCGAAGCTGACAAGGGAGACGACCCTGGAGCACTTGAGACTTGGCAAAAAGCCAACCCGATTAGAGCCTTTTACGATGAAGGTATAAAAAAGATAGCTGAAGATTATGAGATCGCGAAGCAGATACCTGAAAAAATGATAGCTTTCATGACTAAAGTACTCAATATTTGGGTATCGGCTGCAAATAACGGCTATATGGATATGAAAAAATGGAAGGCTTGCGAAGTCAAGGAGTTCCCTATCGACTTAAGAGGGCGACCTGTATATGTTGGTTTTGATATGTCTTCAAAGATAGACCTTACATCGGTCGCCTTTATAGTACCTTTTCAGACCGATAAGTTAGACAGCAGCAGCAAGAAGATAGTAAATTACGCTGTTTGGACGCATAGCTTTATACCGACGGTGGACAAGCTTAGAGAACACATCATAAAAGACAAAGTGCCATATGATGCGTGGGAGCGACTTGGTTATTTAACGCTGACAAATACACCAATTGTCGACCAAGCGACTGTAATGCGTTATGTGCTTAATGAATGCGAAAAATATCAACTTGATATTCAATGCTTTTGTTTTGATCCAAATAATGCCGCAAAATTAATGATGGACTTATCAGATGAAGGCTACACAGTCGAAGAAGTTTATCAAAGTCACAAGAGTTTAAATGAGTCTACACAAGGCTTCAGAGAGCAGGTTTATTCGGGTAATGTGGTCTATTTGCACAACCCTTTGCTTAATTACGCAATGTCTAATGCGGTTGTAAGAACAAACAACGGACTTATAAAGATAGACAAAGATGCAACCACTAAGCGAATAGACCCTGTGGATGCAACTTTAGGAGCGTTTAAATTAGCTTTATATCATGATTTTGAAGCTGAAAGCTACAACGACTATGTAGAGAATTTTTTGAAAGGAATGACGGGATAAAATGGGATTTTTTAACAGCTTGAAAAACTTTTTTATACCTGAGACGGCGGACACAGCAAGTGAACGGCTCCGGCAATGGCTGGGGATAGATGATGATATCACTACCCCGAAGGCACTTTCAGAGACAACATACTTCACATGCCTGAAGGTCTTATCCGAAACGATGGGAAAGATGCCGCTGAAGCTATATAAAGAGGATGCGACAGGTGGAAGGGTGAGGGCCGATGCTATAGATGTGCTTTTATACAGGCCGAACAGCGTAATGACTCCGTCAACCTTCTGGTCGACCATGGAAGCAAATTGCCAGCATTACGGTAATGCTTACGCATGGATACAAAGGGATTACGGTAGAGGTTTAAAGACCGGAAAGATACAGACGAAAGCTTATTGGATAATGAAATCTGATTGCGTGACTGTATACATGGACGATGTAGGCGTTTTTGGCGACCGTGGAAGGCTGTATTATCAATATAACAATCCACAAAATGGCGAAATGGCGGTATTCAGACAAGAAGATGTATTGCATATAAAAAATTGGCTTTCTTGGGATGGTGTTATGGGTCTTTCAGTAAGGGAGATACTAAAAAGCACCATACAGGGAGCAGGATACTCACAAAGATATCTTGAAAAGCTATATAAGAGCGGTCTGACTGCATCAAGTGTACTGCAGTATACTGGCGACCTTGATGAAAAATTGAGGACGCAATTACAGAAAAAGTATAACGAACTTCTTACAGGAGCGGAAAATGCGGGCAAGGTGGTAGCGTTGCCAATCGGCATGAAGCTTGAGCCGCTTACTTACACGCTTGCGGATGCACAGTATATGGAGCTTAAGAAGTACAGTGCCTTGCAGATTGCGGCAGCCTTCGGAGTAAAGCCAAATCAGATCAATGATTATGAAAAGAGCAGCTATTCAAACTCCGAATCACAACAACTTAGCTTTTTGATAGATACAATGATGTACCGCTTAAATCAATACGAACAGGAGATAAATTACAAGTGCTTGACTGATGAACAGAGAGCAAAAGGATTTGTATACAAATTCAATGAAAAAGTGCTTTTGCGTGCCAATATGGAGACACAAATGCAATCTATAACTTCGGCAGTCCAAAATGGAATTTATACACCAAATGAAGGCCGTCACCTTTTGGATCTTCCTTCTTTAGAGGGTGGTGATGTGCTTATAGTAAACGGCAATTATGTGCCTCTTACTGATGTAGGGGCTGCATATAACTTAGGAAAGGAGGGCAAAGGATGATACTCAAGATAAAAGGCGATATAGTCAGTAATGACATGAAAGATATTTATGAGTGGTTCGGCTATGACTGTACTACTCCGGGTGATGTACTCACAGCACTTGAGGAAATGCCAAAAGGTGACCGCTTGCAGGTAAAAATAAACTCTGGTGGCGGTGATGTGTTTGCAGGGCAGGAGATATATAGCACACTTAGAGGTCGCAATGATGTAGACATTGAAGTGGAAGGGCTTGCGGCATCTGCTGCATCCGTCATAGCAATGGCGGGCAAAAGTACAATATCACCTGTCGGTATGCTTATGATACATGATGTTAGTGCAGGCTATATAAGCGGAAATCATGCACAACTTAGTAAGCAGGCCGAGACCTTAAAGGCATGGGATGAAGCTTTGGCAAGTGCATATGTCGAAAAGACGGGCAAGAGCAAAGAAGAAATCATTCAGATGATGGATGCTGAAACTTGGATAACAGCTGATAAGGCTGTAGAACTTGGCTTTATAGATGCTATAAGTCAGGCAGGTGAGCCGGTAATCACTAACAGCATTGGTAATTTAAAGGTTACAGATGAGATGATAAAAAAGTATGAAGCCAAAAAGGCCGATACTGAAAAAGAAAAGAATGAGTTACTAAAAGACCTTGATAAATTCGGGGCGTGAAAGGAGCAAATAGTATGAATTTACAGGAGTTACTTAATCAAATCAATGCAAAGAAGCTTGAAGTAAAGAACCTTGCGGAGCAGGGAAAGATAGAGGAAGCAAAGACAGCAAAAGAGGAGCTTGTAAAGCTTCAAGATCAATATAATATTCTTAAGGATATTATAGAAAATGAGCAATCTGGAATGACAAGCGGAACAGCCAATGCTGTTGGCATGAAGGTAGTTACAACAGGCGAGCCAGCTAATGCAGTACACGATTTTGCAGAGGCGGCAAGGCATGGCTTTTACACTAACACAATGACTGAGGGAACAAAGGCTGACGGTGGTTATACAGTACCTGAGGACATTCAGACAAAAATCAATCAGTATAAGAAAGCTACATTCTCACTTGAAAGCCTTGTTGACGTGGAGACAGTAAAGACAAGTAGCGGTAGAAGAACTTTTCAGAAGAAAGCGCAGGCCGAGGGCTTTAAAGCTGTGGCAGAGGCTGGGAAAATTCAGGGCAATAACACCCCACAGTTTGAAATTCTTGAGTACGCTGTTAAGAAATATGCAGGGTATATGCCGGTTACATCTGAGCTTTTGGCCGACTCAGATGCCAATATTACGGCTGTACTTACAAAGTGGCTTGCCGAAGAGGATATTGCGACCAAGAATGCTCAAATCCTTACAGCGATTGCAACAAAGGCTGAAACGGATCTGAAAAACCTTGACGGCATCAAAAAGGCCGTAAATGTCACCTTAGGTGCTGCATATGCCGGAGGAGTTGCAATCGTGACTAACGATGATGGTCTTAATTACCTTGATACCTTAGTAGATAAGCAGGGAAGATACTTGCTTAGTCCTGATG